GAGTAGGAGTCTCACTTTTTATCCATAGTTTTTCAGTTTTTCGTGAGTTTACAAGACGACATTTATCCCCTCTATCTCCACTTCTAAAAAGCCTATGACTTGAGTTTTCAACGGGAGTTTCTCATAATAACATTAAACAGATTCCAGAGCCTATGTTTTGAATAGTAAAATCACTTGAAACACCCGATACACCTGTTAATTCAGTCCAAGTTGTTGAAGTAGTAAAATTTGCCAGTGTTGTCATTTCTTTTTTCCCTTACATGCCATTTTATAATCTCTCATCTATATAGCCCTTGCAAAGCGAGTCAAAGTTAGTGGCAGAATTACTAAAACTAAATCTAAATGCAATCTTTGAGTCGTAGTTTATTTGAATTGGAGCTCCGTGTGTGTTTGCCTGTGCTCCAGCGCTAAGTCTAACATCGCAATTCGTTGTTGAAGCAACCGATGTCGTTACGGACGAATCATGTAAAAGACAATACACGGATGTGGCTGCTCCGACTTGGTATATAATCTGGCTACCATAATACAATGGAGAAATTCCAGACGGACAATCAACTGTAATATATGTTTCAGACGTGCCGGGATTAACGATTGCTATCAAAGACGGAGATTTAAAGAATACACTCAAAGACGTTCCACCTCTTGACGTAAAAGACAAAAATGATTTCGATTGATCTGTCAACAAAGAAGCCACGCGACGATGTTTTGTAAATCCTGCCGATACAACATTTGCGTCAGCCAGTAAGTTTGTTGCGTTTATATCTGTATCAAACCCAAAGTCAACCATTCCGCTTGACGCATTAGCCAAGACAAAGCAGTGAACCGTGAAGTCGGCTTTAATTGGTGCGATTCCAACGCTTACATTCGTTGTGAAAGTAGCAGAAATAGTCATAGCAGTATTCGAAGTAATAGCAGTGATTCTGCGGGCTTCTGTCTTTGAAGATGCCCATAAGTAGTCTCCCACTGAGAATTCAGTTAAGAATGCAGTTCCCGAGCCTGTAATTGCAGTTGTTGAAGATGTGAATGTCCCCGTTAAGTTTGAGCCCAATTTAGGGAAAGCCAATCCAGCAGGAAATCCACCTTGATTTGTTCCAGATGCCCAGTTTGCATCGCGTCGTTTTGTTATAACCGAAGAGCTAATAATGTTTAAAGTGTTGGCAGAATCTCGGCATTTTCCAATTCCGAAGTCAATATCATTTGAAGCGTCCGTTCCATTTGAAGGAAGTAGTCCATTAATATATCCTTCTGAAAAACCAAGCAATGATCTAATCGCTTGATTTAATTGCGTTGAATCGGCTGGATTTATAACGATTCCAGCGCCTGTAATTACATTTTCAACCTCTTGCGATAAAACGAGCATCTGTTGTTCGTTTCGAAACAATGCTCCATTTGGCTCAGCAGAGACTGCTGTTGACCCAAAAATGATACCTTGTTCTGCCTGTGCGTCATTTATAATCTGTTTGTTTGCAGTAGCACTTGCCCAAGGAGTAGTAAATATCTTCATTTTATAAAACCTTTGTTATTGTGAAACTTACGCCAGCAGGAACACCAAACCAATTTGAATCCAAAGCCGACAAAGCGTTAAAAATCTCTAAACTATTTGCATCTGAAAAATCAATAGTTATATCTAAATGCTTTATACCTTCAACTATTATAACATTATCAACATTTAGAGCCGTTTGCAACACGCCAACGACATCATTTATCGTTCCTCGCGTGTTGTTTCTTGCTATTCTTGCCCATATTAAAGCCCTATATGAAATGTCATTTAAAGGCTGTTTTGTCCCATCCCAAATATCCGTATCGTCCCAAACATCCCCTGAATCCCAAGTTAAAACGCCTCCAAGTGTTGGAAAAGTACGCCCTTGATTAAATATCAATCCTAAATAATCAAGCCACAATCCTTCTGCGCTTGATAAATCAAAGAAGTTATACAAAGAACACGAAGATGTTTCGTCAATAAAGTCAAATGTCCCATCCCACAAAGCATTGTAGTTTGGGGTGCTCTTGTATTGAAAAAGCATTCTATCGCGTTTTTCTATGCAACTCATTATAACACCACAATCTGAATGTCTGTTAAATTAACAATGTCCGCATATTCTCTGACAGCAATTACAAGCGTTGTTGTTTGCCAAATAAGCCCATCAAAGCTCAGCTCTAAACTTGCAATGTCAAAACTATTGTATTTTGCAAAGATTCCGAAAACATCTGTATAACTTACATTTTCACCAATTCGAAGCCCCTCGACATAATCTTTAACTTCGTTTTTCATTGTATCAAAGAAGGTTGTATCAACAGATAGCTGAAATTCTTTCTTTTGAACCGTGCATTTTATATAAATAGTCTTTTGTGTTGGACGAGAAAAACTTATATCATGAGGATTAAGCATAACATCTAATACTGAAACAGTAGTTGACCCATATGTTGTTGTTCCTGCTGGATTCTTATTAAAGATTGTCTCTGCAACATCTGTATTTAACCCACCTAAAACCAAAGCTTCAATGCTATGAGCAGGCATTCCCAATCCATTTGGAGTGCTCAAAGCATTTTCTAAAACATTGACCTTAATGACATCTGCCGTCTGCAACAAAGCATAAAAGATGCTTTCAACTGTTGCTGAGGCGTTCTCTCCATTTGTTAATTGAACCCTTGCACGAAGCTCTTTGTCTGTTTCTGTGTCTGTTCCATTCGCATAAGTGTCGATTTCTATGTCAGAAAGGTTGGCAAAGAATGATTGAGAGGTAAGTTTATCGCCTGTTGCAATAGATAGCTCTCCCGCTTTAACAGCAATTAGCTGAATTGTTTGTGGGTTTGTTGTGATTGTTGTATTTGACGGCAATTCAAACTCTATTGTAGGATCATTTACTAATGTGAATTTCTCGCCAGCTGTTATATTATATGGTGTTGCCGTGCTTGTAAAAATACAATCAATCTCTGGTTTTGTTCCCGATTTTCTAACAATACGCCTAAGCAATGCGATAAAATCAAGGCTTATGCCTGTTGCTGTATTTACATTCATAGACCGAAACACGTCTAAACCGATTTTGTCGGCATTCTCCGCCCATTCCGCCATTGAATTTACAAGATTTCCTTGCGGAGACGACTCTGATAAATTGATAGACATCCCAAAAGCCGTCTGTAAAATGCCTTGAAAAAGTGTTTTATAGTCTGAAAATGTCTTTGTTTCATATCCCGTTGTATTTAAAACTCCCATTAGTATTCCACCCCTATATCTTCAAGTTTAATTTGACCGAATTCTGTATCAATATTTATATCATACGACGCTGTGCGCGTCCTTTTGTCTGTATAAAACTGAATTGACTCAATTCTAATTACGCCATCAATTGCTGTTATAATATCCGACAACGCTTTTTGTTTTTCACCAAGTGGAAGCTGTTCATTTATCATAATTCCGAAAAAATCCAACCCAATTCGTGTGTCTGTAAAAACCTCACTTAAAAAAGTCTGTATCTGCGTTGTTATTTCTTGACGCAATACATTTATCTCACTTCGAAGCACCGCGACATTTCCATTCGCGTCTAAATATACATCGTTGTTTGAGAGTCCCCAAGTTATCATCCTGAAAATACCTTACTTGATCCACTTATTATCTGCCACTGTGTCGGTCCCGGAACGGGGTTAACTAAATCACCTATTCTTGCGATCCCTGCCCCACCACCTGCTAAATTAACAACATCGGCATTAACATCAACCTGTGTTGCATCAACGCTTACATTGCCGGAGGTCGTTATTGTAATATTCGACCCATCCATTGTTATCTTATCACTTCCTGCGCTAATTTCAAGAGCCGAATTGTTGTAATTGCTTAAAGCATTTCTATTGTTAAATATGCCTGGTATAAAAACACAATTAGAATAGTCAAATAAGTTTAAATCGGCTTGCCTTGCTTTTCCGCCCTCTCTAATCCATCGTTCTATGTTTCTGTGTGTCCAGATTAAAAGCCCAGTATCACCTGCCACTATTGGAAGTGTTATTGAGTAAATTCCTGCCCGTGCATATTGAACGGGGACTTGTTCTATCACGGGCATTTCAATGTGGCTTACGCCAATCTTTTCTCCAACTCTATTTATTAATTTTTCAAGAGAGGCGTCGTTTCTTATAACAGCTAAAATATCGGGTTGAACAGAAACCTGTTGTTTAGAAGCATCAAATGCATTTACAACAGCAGGAATTGCAACCTTTATATCCTTTAAAGCCTCATCAAGAATAATTCGAACAGCGTTTGTGAAATTAGGAATCTCTTTTATCATATTGAAAGTGCCTCGGGATAGTTTCCTTGTATTGAAGTCTGCCACACATTTTCGTGAGTTGACCCTTCATGTGTAAGCTGTAAAACTCTATAACGACCCCTAAATCTCTCGGGATCAACGTTAACAACATATGCGTCTTGAACAACCGTTCCTCTGATTCTAGGCACAAATTCAAGCTGTCCTATGTTAAACTTAACGAATCGAGCATCCAGCTCAAATTGATCGTTCGGTCTAATCTGTGGAAGCAGGAAAACAGCTAAATCAATTCCATTCTCCTGTATTGTTGGCGTTCTTAATAATCCACTGGATGGATCAAATTTAAACTTAACAATAGGCTCATCTTGGTTAAGAGCAATTTTAATAATTCCGTCTTCTTCATTCCAAAGGAAATTATAAGTGTTTCCCAAGTTGTTTAAAATCGTTTTAAAATCACCAAAAAAAGTCTTGTAAGAAATCACGGAGTCCATTACAGGGCGCGAAACTTTAATAAAAGCATCTCTGCACACCTCATCAATAAAGTCTCCAACCTTTTTATTTCTAATTGTTTTTGAAACCATGTGTCGTGTCCAATCGCCCATACTTACGCAATAAATGGAAGTTATAATATCTGCTCCCGCCTTTTCACGTGTGATTGACTTTATGTTTCCGCTAAATATAACATCAACCTTGCCTTGATAGCCAGCTTCTAAAATGATTGCAGCGCCTTCATTCATAATTTTAGCAGTATCGTCAGACACATTATAAATCTGAACCTGTGCTGTGTTTAAAACACTTGATGGAAACTTTACAACATTAAAATCGATTCGATATCCCTTTGAATCCGAATACTCGAATTTGCCTTCACGACCATCTTCACCGATAATTGTTGCGCGAACATATCTTTTAAGCATTTCTTATCAAAGCCAACCTATCACCTAAGTCTTGTTTAACATCCAAAGCAATTGTTGAGTCAGGAGTCGTATCAATCAGATAAAAAGATCCAACCCCAATGTATTCTAACCCTTTAAATGCGTTTATGCCTTCAATCATAGGAATGCCAGTCAATACAGGAAGATCATTCAGTGTTATATCCATAATCCAGTATGCTTGAAAATCGTTGTAGCTAAGTGAAAACTTATAAGTCTTGTCTCCATAAGCTAAATTAAAAGTCTGCTCTTGGGCTGTTGCTATGTTTATTCTTTCGATCATGATAATGCGCTCGCTATTTTATCAATTGTTGCACTTACAGATGTGGGATAAATCTTACCAGCATTTGTCTTTTCAATCACACCTGCTTTTTTTGTTGTGTTTAAATAAGCCTCTGACTCAATCGTTAAAAGCTCATGCATTGTAATCGTGCCGTTAAATATCGAGTATGTATCAGAGTCGTTCGTTTCTGTTATCTCTGTTATAAGCATGTTCTTAAACAATCCCATTGGTGTTTCCAAGTCAAAAGGCTCACCATTATATTGCATCGATTCAAGTAAGCCATATGTTAAAGCAATTCTTGATTTACTATCAAAAGCATTTCCAAACAAGAAAGCCTTCCCTGCCTGTATAATTGCATCAACAGACGGACTGCTTAATAATGAGTTTGGCGTGACGACATTTGACACACCAACATTCATAACTATCCGTCTTGGTGTGATTATCCTATGATCGTTTACGTTGACACCTGACTCCGTTGGGTTTTCAGTTATCCGAACGCTTGAAGTGTGCGACCAGTCGAAAACAACATCGACATCAACAACACCGATTCTATTGCGTGGATTGACCAACAGACTATTTAGTAGTCCTTGTGCATTCCTTAGCAAAACATAATTGCTCATTGCACTGCTCCTTGTGTTTGTCCTTTTTGGGCATCATTAAACACCGCTTTAAAAGCAACATTTATTTTAT